TTCGGGTAGTAGTTGTGCCAGCCCTGCGCGATCTGGCTGTCGGCCGGAGTCGGGTCTTCCAGTTCGACCGCGCGGTTGACGCCGGTCGGGTCGACAGTGATCCGGCCCAGCACCACGTCACCGGGGACGCCGCGAAGACGGCGCACGATCCTGGAGTTGAAGACGAGAACGTCGACGTACTCCTTGCCCGCCTCCGGCCCGGTCAGGATCACCACGGCACCGCGGATGACGGGCTTGACGCCGAAGCGGGTGTTCTGAGCCGGGTGGCAGCCACCGACCACGATGAAGACAAGCTCGCCGGCCAGGTTGATCAGGTCGAACTCGTTAGTGGCGGGCGGCGGGTTTTTCCACGGCATTGACATGAGTTGTTACCCCCGTAACGGTTGTGCTTAGCTGCCGGGGCAGCCGATCTCCAGGTTGGTTGAACCTGGTTGGTAGTGGTCACACCAGGGGCAGAGTCTGTCCGGTGTGGACGGTGTCAGCGCGGGGTCTTTGGCGCGCAGCGCGTCTACGCGGTCGATCGCGTCGTCGGCGATGCTCGGGTCCACCCCGGCCCGGTAAGCCCAGATCGCGCTCAGCGCACCATCAACCGGCAGGAAGACGATGGCGATCTGGCGTACGTCTTCGCCTCGGTAGGCGAGAGCGGCGGCGTAGCCCTGCGCCTGGACCAGATAGGACCGGGGTGGACCCTCCTTGCGGTACTGGGACAGCCGAGACTTCGTGGTGGTCTTCCAGTCGATGACCGTCTTAGTCCAGCGGTCGAACAAATCGAAGCTGCCGGGGATGTCGCGGTAGGTGACGCTCTCCTCGACCAGGAACCGGCCGGAGCCCCCGTCGAGGCGGACGAAGACCTCCTTCAGCGCCAGGTGGACGCCGATACCGACCAGCAGCTTGAGCGGGTCGCCGAAGTTGGTCTTCGGGGTGTCGGTGGTCTGGTAGGCGATGCGCCGGTCGCAGGCGTGGCCGATCTGGCTCATCCCGATACCACGCTGGACGCTCCGCGGCGAGGTGACCATGCCCAGTTCGATCAGGCTGATCAACGCCTGGCTGAACGGGTCCTCCGGGATGGGCTCAGGCGTGGCCCTCTTCGTGGTGGCCGGGGGCGCGATCCACGGCGCGCTCACTTCCACGCCACCCAGTCGCACAAGGCCCACAGGAGCATGAGGCCGGCCAGGGCACAGAGCAGCCCCAGGAAGATCCGGGATTCGGTCATCATCCGGCACCCTCGATCCAGTGGTAGACCACCGTGGTGCGGCTGATCTCGTTGCGGCTGTTCGAGACGGACTCGCTCACCTTGCGGTACAGCCCCAGCGCGCCGATCGGGATCTCCATCGGGAACTCGCCCTTGCGCGCGGAGTCCCAGTCATAGCTGGACCCGTCGAGCGGACCGTTGCGCAGCTTGAGCGTCACCAGCCGGGTCACGACAACCTCCCGGTGACGATCACCAGAAAAAAGGCCATCGCGATGAGCAGCCCCAGGATCATGCCGGTGTAGGCGACCTGGGCGACCACCTTGCGGATGAAGGTCAGCCGGGCCAGCACCTGAGCGCGGCGCTGGGATACGTAGATGGCGGTGGCGTAGGCGCGCTCGTTACGCCCGGCCGCGGAGGCGTTCACGGTTCCTCACCCCGGGGGTACTTGGTGAAGCCGGGCAGAAGCGTGCGCCGGGGCACCCACAGGCGCGTCTCCGGCTCGCTGGCGGGCTCCAGGTACCGCTCGTAGAGGTCGGGGTGGTCGGCCTCGAACGCGGCCCGGTTGAACCGGCGTGGACGCGAAGTCGACAGAGTGGCCACGTGCTTGCCGCTGAACATGGCCCGGTTGGCCTCGGCCATCACCTCGGCGACCGCGTGCTTGGCCTTGGCCTTGGTGTCTTCCCAGCCGGCGATGGCGGTCCGCGCGGTGTCGTAGGCGAGCACGTGCTGGTAGCCGTCCACGTTGAGCGTGGTCCAGACGGGTCTACCCTCGTCCGGGGCGCCCTCGGGTTCGATGATGTTGGAGTTCATGACGCCGGCCGCTCTCGGCGATGACGCTGCTGGGGGACCACGGCGTCTTGGTGAACGCGGCTCAGGAAATCGAGGATGTCGTCCTCGCTAATGCGGATCCAGCGCTTGCCTATCCGGGTACACGCCAACTCGCCGCGGGTGATAAGTCTGCGGACCGTATTGGGATGCACGCCGAGGCGTTCAGCCGCCTCCGTGACCGTGTAGAACTTCGTCATCGTGGCCGTCATGGCCCCCCCGTCCGTGGTTGTACCGAACGGTTTCGATCCTGTTACCGCAGGTCAGAGGCTCGCAGCGAAAACCCCATAACGACTCACGCTCACCTTTGGCATCCGATTAACCTTCAGTAACACCACGTGACCTGCAATAACACCGAGATCACCTAGGTATCGTGGACCGATTCCCTTACAAACTCAGGGTTATTGCAGGTCATTCAGAGGCATCGGGGAATACAAGAATGCGTGTGGGGATATCCGGAGTTACTAGGGAGTATTCACCCTTCCGGGGGACGACTTGCGACCGACAAACTTCGTTGCCATTCCGCCACCGATCAAGACGCGGCCGTGATATGGCCCTGACCGTGACGCTGGTGCCAATCACCTCTGGCCAGCCTAGCGACCTCCACGGCCTCGTGGACGCGGCGGTAATAGCGCTGAGTCGTGGCGATCCGCGCATGGCCCATGATCTGCATCAGCACCATGGCGGGAACATGTGGCGCGGTCCACGTGGCGAAGGAATGCCGGAGAAGGTGGGGGATGAAGTTGACCTTCGACCGAAGGATGCCGGCCTCCTCAACCTGGTCGGCGAACGGTAGCCAGAGGCGGCTATGCCAGACGTTATAGCGAAGAAATTTCCTTTGCGCCGAGAGCAGTAACGGCTCACGTGGTGGTCGGCCAGCTACCGCCTTCTCCAATCGGGGCACCATGTGCTCGGGGAAGGCCACCGTCCGGATCGCCTTGGCCCCCGCCTTGGTGCCAGGCTTTCGCTTCCCCTGGACGATGTGATGATCGAAGTGAAAGAGGCGCTTATCAAAGTCGACATCCTCGACGGCGAAGGCCAGAACCTCACCGATACGCGCCCCGGTCTCGCCCATGATCTCGGTGGACAGATGAATCGTCTCGGCCGGAGTGAGAGGGTTGCTCCACCAGTCAGGGATGGTGCCCAACTTGGGCGTGAAGTTCTCGGCCACATTGAGGAGTTTGTAGTACTCCTCCTGGCGTAGCGGCTCCTCGTCGGTGTATTCGTTGTCGCTATGCGACCGGGCGAGGAACTTCAACTTCTCCCGTACGACGGGATCACGGTCAGTCCAACCTTCGCCGTAGGCAAACGTGAGCGCTGGCAGTACGTGACGTAGCGCTCCTCGCGCGGAGGATTCCGCCAGTCCCCAGCCACCCTCATCCTTGGAGCGAGTGAGGTCTTGCCAGGCTGCGTAAATCACCGCGGTGGTGATGGCCCCAACGGGCTGCGCCATCCAGTCGGCGAAGTATTTATTGACCGCCCAGTCGACACCCTTCTGAGTCTCATGCGTTCGCACGCGGGTCTCGGTGTACGCCTCTAGGGCCTGACGGAACGAGTGCCGCACATACGCTGGAACGCCGACTCCGCTTGACTTCAAATACTTACGCTCAACGATCCACGGATGAGTGTCCGGGATGCGCCGCTGGATCGGGCCGTCGAGGAAGTCGCACAGGTTATTGGCATCCGTGCGGGTCTGACCTTCATCGCGTCTGAACGACACCGCCTGCCAGTGATTATCGTCGATGTCGCGGTGCTTCCACTTGACCTGCCAGCCGTAGGCTCTGTCGACCGGGGAGACCATGGTGATACCTCTCAATATTTGCGTCGGTGCGCGGGGAAAATTTGACGCTTTCCCAGAGACTGTATCACCGCAGGTCAGAGAGCTACAGCATCTTAGCGGGTGAACTGCACCTCGCTCGGTTATGGGATGGAAAATCATGATTCGACTGTGCTCCAGAGTGCATATCGGGCACCTCACATAACCCCCCGAACCCCTCAATTCGTCGGGCTGGGAAACACATTTTTCCCCGCGATCATCGACGACTGTCTCTAGAGACGACAAAAACGGCCCCGCCCAGCGCCGCGGTTAAGCGGTCACCAGACGGGGCCTTGCGTCGGTCCCCACCGACAAATGAACGTTACGCCTCCACGACGTCTTCAATGGGCTGGCCACACGGACCGCATACCACCGCGGTGTTCTCGTCCACGAGAAGGACACCCAGCGACTCGCCGGCATTCATACAGCCATCCGTTTGACACGTGGCCAGGTGCGTTGACGAATCGTCGGCCGATGCTCGCAAGCCCACACTCGCGGTAGGGGTCATCTGAATCGCCTGTAGCCACATCGTGCCGGTATAGGTGGCCACGGCGTTATCGAAATGACGGGCACCGACCGTGCAGCTTGTCGTGCTTCCGCTGACGATCCACGTGTAGTAGTTGCCGTTGCTGACAAACCCAGCCGTGCAGATCGGGCTCTGCGTGAATCGACCACTCGGGTGTGAGATGGCCACCGTGGCACTTGCCGCAGCAGTAATGGCAAGCGCAGCGCTACCCGTCGCCATCGCATAAGGGAACGGCCGATAGAGGTTGGCTACCGTGCGGGTGTAGACCGCGCCATCCTGAGCGAGAACGAGGCGGTTAACCTCGGCGCCGTTCTTGATGAGAACCCATACCGAGCCGAAGCCGGACGTGTCCTGAGTAGGCGCATTCCACGATGCCCCTTGGTAGTGGCCCTCAATGAAGTCGGCGCCGGAGAGCAGGCTTTCCAGAGTGAGGCTGACCCGAGACTGAGGCGTGGTCGGAGTACCGATGTAGAGGCCACCGTTGGGAATCGTATAGCCGTCGTGCAGGGTGTCCTCGATCTTTTGCGCCAACGCCCGGAAGTCATGCGGCGCATCAGCGGGATCGTTAGCGGCGGGAATCGGAAAGCCGTAGTAGGCGGTAGGGGTATCCGGCATTAGGACCCCTCCTCGACATCGTCAATAGGCTGACCGCACGGGCCGCAGTACACCGCGGTGTTCTCGTCCACCAGCATGACCGAGATCGGAATATCCACGTTGACGCAATCCTCGGTGTGACAGGTCGCGACTCGTTCAAGGAGTTCTTGATCTGGCTGCACTGTCATCACCCCGGCCCTGACGTCGGCGTCATCTGGACGGCGAGAACTTGAACGCCGATGGTGACCGAAGAAGCGGTGTTGTCTACATGACGTGCCGCGATGGTTACTGAAGTCGTGGCTCCCGACGTCAAGGTGGCGTGAAAGTTGGAGTTCATCGACGTACATTGCACGGTGGGGTTCTGGGTGAACCTTCCCGCTGGATAAGTGACCACGGCCGTGCTTGCGACCGCGTTCGAGAACACCACGCTTGCCTGGTAGGCGTACATCGCGAACGGAACTGGGCGACCTACCGTGGATGGCGTGTAGGTGTAGGCCGTGATAGCGCCGTCGGTACCGAGCACGTAGCTGGCCCTTGCCGGATCCTGGGCGTTGTTCTTGTTGCCCTGGATGAGCAGGCCGTCGTTGTACCAGACGAAACGCAACTCCAGAACATCAGTGGCAACCTTCTTTGACAGCGCTAGATACTGAGCACCGACGCCGGCGACGGGATCACCTATCGTCAGGCTGCCGCTCGGGATCGTGTACCCGTTCTTCAGGGTGTCCTCGACCTTCTGCGCGAGCGCCTGGAAGTCGTGGGGAGCATCGGCGGGATCGTTGTCGGCCGGGATGGGAAAGCCGTAGTACGGCGTAGGTGTACCGGGCATGACTTTCCTTTCAGGCGACGAGTTTTCCGACCACGATCCAGATGTCGCGTTCGTTCATGAGGACGACCTTGTCGTTGTTGACGGGCGCGTAGTTGGTGAGATAGGCGCACGGGATGGCGCCACCGCCGACGACCACGTTGACCAGACCGTTGGCCAGCGCGGGCGGTATCTGCACCACGCCGATGCGAAGGGTCAGCGTCTTCTGTCTGGCGATGGCCTCCGAGCGCTGTGCGATGGCGTCGACGAGGTTGATCCGGCCTAGGGCCATGACGCCCCCTCGGGAATACGACGGCCGGCCATCCGGTAGCTGGCGGATGTCAACTCCACGGATTCGTTGAGGCTCATCGTCATCGCGTCGTCGGGGCCGAGCGGTAGCTCCATCTGCTGGACGTAGTACATGCCGTCGATCCCCTCGCTCAGCCCGTAGACGCGGACCACCTCACCGAGGCGGAGTTTCGGGTTGGGTACGCAGGTGACCTGGATGGAGCGGGTCTTGGCGATCGAGTTCAGGCACAGCACCTTGGCCAGGTCGAGCGCAGCCTGGGTGGAGTTGACCGCTTGGCCACTGAAGAAGCCGGTGACCTTGCCGTACGGTCCGCCGTAGTACATCGGGTTGTTGGGGTCAAACTCGGGTTCACCGACGCCAGGCACGTGCCAGAAACTGTGTGCGCCCTGGGTTCCGCCGACCGCCTCCCCGTCCACCACGACCTGGTTGTAGACGCCTTGACGGTCAAGGGTTGCCGCCCGGTCGATGGTGACGCCCACGTCGCCGGAGTCGACGATCCAGACCGGCTGGGTGGTCGGCGAGATGACGGCGGGCAGCGGGTCGATGTAGAAGACCCCGGTCGGGTCCGCGTACCACTCCGCGCCGGCCGCGGTAACCAGCGTGGTGACCAGGTCGGCCCGGTCCTGGTCGTTGGTCATCGCCCGGCCGACGTAGGCGCTCGACGTGGATCTGATGGTGACGGTGGCGGTGGGGACCACCTGGAGGATGAACTTCTTCGCTTCCTCGGTGACCTTGGTGGTACCGGTGCCGTAGTAGGCCACCCCTTCGGCGGGCGTGGCGAACTTGGCGTCAACGATGTCGGCCGCCCGGTCGGAGCCGCGGACATTGATGCCGTCGATGGAGTTGTCGACCGACTCGACCCGACCGTTGAAGATCGGATACTCCTCGACTGCGCCGTTGATGTAGCGGATGCCACGCCAGAGCTTGATCTGCGCCCCGTAGGGCGTCAGCGCGTCGTGGATCGAGGCGGGTGCGAAGGTGGGGTCCACGGTGAGTTGGGCCGTGCGGCGGACTACCGCGTTACGGTCGGCCGAGACGGAGCCCGACACGATCGCCAGCGGTAGCCCCCGTACCGCCCCGATCGGCCACAACTCACCGCGGACACTGACCTGGTGGCTGTACATGAGAGCTTCCAGGAACGGATCACTGTAACGGGTCATAGCTGGCCCTCCGCCACCTGCCACCACCGCAGCCGGGTGTCGTAGAGGGTCTGCCAGTCCAGGTACGTGTCCTTCACGTTCTGCCAGGTGTTGTTGACCGGCATCGTGGCCAACCCGGCCGGACGGTCCACCATGATGATCGGCAGGGTCCAGCGTCGAGTTGCCTCGGTCCCCAGCGCCCCTGGCCGCGACTCGGTCACATCGCCCACGTGGACGTAGATGGAGCCCATCCCGTAGCCGTCCGGCGTCTGCAACAGCAGGACCGTGCCACGGCTGAGGATGAGGATGGTGTCGAGCCGGTCCTGGTCGGTGGTCGTAGTGAAGACGAACTCGCCCTGACGGCCTTCTCGGCGGGCGGAAATGACCACCGGGTGGGTCCGGTCGATGATGTGGAAGACGCCCGCCCTGGCCGGTCGGGTCAGGTCTTTGATCCCCTCCACCTCGGTGAGGCGCATGTTGCGGGAGGGCAGCCCCGGGTCCTTGAGCCAGGTGTAGCCGTTGGAGTAGATGCTCAGCACCGCCGAGGACGCGGTGGCCGGCGTCTGCGTGGTCGGTGTCACCTGGGTGACCAGGTAGCTGACCTCCACGTCCAGGGGGACCTCGTAGTCGTAGATGACCGCGAAGCCCCCGGACAGTGGCACCGTCGCGCCGGAGCGGATCAGTTCGGTCCAGCCTTCGGGATCTTTGCGTTGCACCGACACCCCGGTGACGGCAGGGTCGAACTGGATCTGGAGCGACACGTAGGCGTCGGCCTGATGTGCCTCGGCGAGGACGGTGTTGGCCACGACTACCTCCGACCGGTGAGCAGTGCCCGCGCACGGGTGGCGTCGTAGCCGTCGACTTCGACTCGGATGATGTCGGTGATCTCGCGCGTTCCGAGGTACACCTTCACGTTCACCGGCTGTTCACCTGCGCCCATGCCAGCCAGTGCGTTGGGCGCTATGTAGCCCGGCCTGGCCAGCGCCGGTGTCGATAGCGCGGGTGGCGGCAGTGAGGTGACCGCCCCGTAGACGTCGTTGATCGCGCCCACGGTCGCCGCCGATTTGGAGTTCACGCCCTGGATGTAGCCGAGCATGGTGTCCACGCCGATGCCGTCGAAGACCCGCGACGGGCTCTTGGACTTCAACGCCGCCTTGGCCGCCTTGGTCGCATCGCTCATCTGTTTGGTGATCTCGGCGATCAGCGCGGTCCGCATCGACTTGACGCCATCGATGAGCCCTTGCATCGTCGACTGACCGACACCGAAGTAAATCTTCGACTGCTGTTCGGCGAACGTGTCCGCGGTCTTGCCGATCGCCTTGTACTGGTTGTTGATACCGGTGATCTGCGTCGCGGTGGCCGTCTGGAGACCTTCCACGATGTTGCCCGCGGTCTCCGGCCCGGCCAGGATCCACTCCTTGACCAGAGCGGGGTCGATGCCCTTGGCCTGAAGAGCGGCGATGTTGGCGGTGAAGCGCTGTACCTGCGCCAGTTGTTCGTCGAGTTGTTGCTTGACCTCTTCCGGCGTGGGGATGAAGCCGAAGTAGTTGACCATCCCGCGCTTGGCCAGCAGGGTCGAGGTGATGTCACCCTTGAACGCGATGATGTCGTCGAGGGTCTGCTGCCAACCCTTCTGTACGTTGGCCAGGAACGCGTCCATGTCCTTGGCCGTGGTGATCTTCTTGAACTGGGCCAACTGCGTCTTGGTGAACGCCGCGGTCACCTTGCTGGCGTTAGAGTTGAACTTCTTGATCGAAGTCAGGATCGCGTTGATTTTGCCGCGGTAGTGCTTGTAGATGTAGTCAGCCGCCTTGGCGATGTTCTTGCTCCCGGATGTGATGCCCTTGGCCAGGTAGCGGGCGATCTCCCTACCGCTGTCGTAGGACTTCTTCCCCAGGATGAGCGTCATCGCGTCCAATGAGGACAGCATCGGCTTCATGTTGGACAGGAACGGCTTCTTCTTCGTGGTCTTCGTTGTCGACGTCTTCACCGAGGTGTCCACGGCGGAGCTAAAGCCCGACCCCCACGCGTCCCCGGCCGCCTTACCGGCACCCTTGAAGCCGGACAGGGCCACGTTGTTGCGGTAAAGGCCACCAGAGGCACCGGTGTAGGCCCTTGTCACCGCTTTCTCGAAGGTCTGGATGTCGACTTCGTTCTTGGCCGCATAGGCAGCCGCACCCATGGCAGACAGGGACGCGATCAGGGCGTTGTTTCCGGCGATGCCGTTGTTGGCCATGTCGACCATGTACTGGGCGGTGTCCTGAGCCGCCGCGCGGATGTTCGCCCACGACCTCGTTGTCGCGACCGCGTTGAGGCCACCGATCATGCGGCCAGTGGCGTTGCTGGTGTTGGTGGCCATGTCGTTGGCGGCCTTACCGGCCCGGTCGGACTCGGTGGCGAAGATGCCCAGCTTCTCGCCCAGCCACTGCAACGGCTTACCGAGCGCACCCAGTTGGGCGCCGATGAGTTGCAGTCCACCCAACATGCCCTTGAGCGCGTCGGCGAGCATGTCGATCTGGCCGATGAAGACACCGATCGCTACGACGATGCCGGAGATGAGATTGATCAGGAAGCTGATCGCCCACTGGTTCTCGCTCAGTTCCTTGAACAGGAAGGACAGCGCTGTACCGAGGTGACCAATCGCCTCCTGCGTGGCCGGTTCCTGAAGCGATGCGGTGAAGTTCTTGAGGAACTCGGTGACCGACGGCGCGATGGCATCCATCAGTTGCATGAACAGGTCCACGATGGCCATCAGGGCCGGGACCGCGGCCGAGTTGAGGTCGGCGAAGGTGGGTCCCAGCGACAGGAAGGCCATGAACAGTTGCTCCACCAACGGGAGCAGGTCCGTCACGATCTGGTTCATCGAGGTGAAGAACTGGCCAATAAGTTGCTGTCCGGCCGCGGAGTTCATGAACCCGGCCCAACGCTCCGCGATCAACCCGAGCAGCCCCAGGAACTGGGTGGCGGGGCCTAGCGTCGCGTTGAGGAACCCGACGATGTACGGGCCGACCTGCCTGGCGATGAGCGAGATCATCCCTAGCGCGGTGCCGATCTGGGCAAAGAGAGCCTGAAGCTGGCCGGACTTCAGCATGGATTCGACCCACGCCCCGAACTCGTCGGCTAGCTGGATGGCGATGTTGAGCAGCCCGTCGAGGACCGGCAGGGACTTGGTGACGAATCCGAGCAGAGTCGGGCCTAGCCTCTGCGCCGCGTCGGCCATGGCGTTGACGAATCTGGCGCCCAGTTGCAGTAGCCCGTTCATGGCCGCGATGGCGCCGGCCGTGGTGGCGAACTTAGCCGCGAACATGAACAGCCGGTTCCACGCCGAGGCGACCGCGACGATCCCGTCGACCACCTTGGGCAGCACCGTGGTGGCGAGATTCTGGAGCGACTCCACCAGCCCGGAGGAGATGACCGCGAAGATGGCGTTCTTGAGCCGCTCGAACACCTCGTAGAGCGGGCCGACCTTGTCCGCGGTCTTGCTGAACAGATCCTGGAACTTCTGCATGACCAGGATGAGCGGCCCGAACGCGGCCACCCCTGCCAGCAGTGCACCCGGCAGTAGCCCCAGGGCACCGACACCGACCGCAGCGAGAGCGGTGAACTCAGCCACCAGGGCGGCGATACCGGCCACCAACGGGATCACCACGGCGAGCAGGCCACCGAGGACGATCTGGAACGCACCCAGCGCCGCGGTTGCCAGGGCGGCACCGGCGACCAGGGCCACGATGAGAGCCACGATGGCGGCGACTGGTCCGGCTGCCGCAGCAATGGAGGCGCCCATCTCACCGGCGCTGACGGCCATGCCGGCCATGCCCTTACTCATCTTGGCGAAGACGCCACCGCCTCCACCGGCCGCCTCACCGAACAACTCCGACGCCTTCTCGGCGAGGTTGGCGAACATCTTGGCGCCGGTCTGGCCGACCACGGTGAACGTCTTCGCGAAGCCGAGTCCGACCGCCTCAGTCAGCAGGCCCACCGAACCGAACAGGATCTTCATGCCCGCGCTGATCGGACCACGACCACTGAACGCGGCGGCGATACGACGATAGGGTGCCGCAGCCGAGGTGGCCTGACGCTTGATCAGTTCGTTAAGCTTCTTCGACGCCGCCTGGGCATCCTTGGCCGACTTCTTGCGGACCTTCTCCGCGTCGGCGTCAGCCTTGGCCTTCCACTTGGCCGCCATGGAATGCATCGAGATCGCGACGGTGGCGAGGTACTTTTCCTTCTTCTCGCGGTCGATGGTCTCCTGGTTGATGATGGCTTGCTTGTTGGCGTGGACGAACTGATTCATCCGGATGGCGACCCCGGAGAGGTACTTCTCGTGGGCCTCAGCGGCCTTCTCCGACTCTTCCCTTGACTTGGCGTCGAGGCGTTCGTTGATGCCGTGGGCAACGATCTCGGCCCGTTGCATCTTCTCCAGCGCGGCGAGGTCACGACGGTCGTTCTCCGCGTGGGCGGCGATCTCCTTCTTGGTCATGTCCTCGATGTGCTTGGTCTGATCCGAGGCGATCTTTTGGTGCATCCTCAGGGCCACGCCCATCAGGTACTTTTCCTTGCGTTCCTCTTCTTTGCGCTCCTCGTCGGAGAGTCGCTTGTTCTGGCCGGCCAGCCAGGAACGGATTCGGAACTCCTCCTTGCCGATCTGCTCAGCCACCGCGATCCGTTGCTGCATGGCGTTGCTGAGTTCGGCCATCTCCTTGGCGCGGAGACGCTTCATCGTTTGCGATGCCACCACGGCCTTGGACATGTCCACGTCGACGCGGACCGTCTCGGAAGCCCTAATGCTGTCCAGGCCAGCCTTCAGTCGCTCTCCGAACAAGGTGAGGTCAGGGCGCACCTCGACGTAGGCGACATCAACGCGGGCCATGGACTACCTCCGAGACGGTCCGAATCCAGCGGTGACCACCGCAACCACCTCGGCTACCGACGACGCGTGTCGCCGACTGGGCCGTTGCCGAGGTGATCGCGATGGCGTACCCGGCGTGCTAGGCGACGTGCCAGCGCGAAGCGGCTCCGGGCGTGGAATGCGCAACGGTTTGGGAAGACGGCTCGGTTTGACCCCGGCAGCCGCGAACGTGGCGCGGTACTGCTCGTGAGCGATCTCCAACTGCAACGCGAGAAGTTCGTCCTCAAGGGACCATTCGGCGTTGAGTTCCCGTCGTAGCGCGGATTGCGGTGGAAGGTGGAGGATGAGATTCGTCAGCCTGCGGGCGTCAAGGCCTCGCTGTCCATAGACGGCGCTGGCGAGATCGCGGTCGTAATATCGTGCGAAGTCGGCTTCGACCGCGCCCCAGTGTTCGCTGAGGATTCGGCTGACTTCACAGATTCCCCCAACTGGGTACCGTAGAACTCCACCACGTCGAGGATGTCGTTGAACGACGGCCGGCAGGACTTGAGCCGGTCCCAGTCGTTCTCAGGCGTGGCCAGCATCAGCTTGAAGGCCTCACCGATGCGGTTGTCGTTGGCCAGTTCGCCGATCTCGATGGGCATCTCCGGGACCAGATCGAAGGTCTCCCCGGACAGGACCATCCGCATCGGCTCACCGCGAGCAGCCGCGCGGGCAGCCCGCTTGGCGTCAAGGTTGAGAGTGTTGCTCACGGCGCATCACCGGTAACCCAGGCGGTGGCGTTCCAGTAGGTGTGTGCGTTGTCGCCCATCACCATGTGGCTGTCGGTAGCCCACACGGTAGAAGGCGTGGCCGTGATCCCCGTCATGCCGGCCAGATTGGCGGGCGGGGTGGCTCCGGAAGGCGTCCAGGTGCCGGCTGCGCCTGAGACCTGAGTGGCTCCGGTTGCCGCAACAGCGACGTCGGGAAACGTAGCCTCGTCGAACACCAACTGGTACGGCTCGTAGTTGACGGAACCTTCCAGTCCAAACTCGACGTTGAGTAGGGCGGCCTCGTCCGGCTTGAAGACTGTGTCCTCGCGGCCGATCACCCTTCCCTTGGGGAAGTACAGGCCGAGGCTGACGTCGCCGTCGAGCACCTTGAGGAAGATGGCTCGGCTGACGCTTTCGCCTGCACCCGGCGGGTGGAAGACGATGACGTCGGTCTTGTCCTCGAAGGTGCCTCCGCCGAGCGCGAACGGGATCGTGGTGCGGTTCCAGCCGTCGAGGGCGAACGTGAGCGACGACGACAGACCCGTGGTCACCACGCGGGCGGGATACAGAGACTGCCAGATCTTGATCTCGGCGGTTTCCTCCTCCGGCGGGGTCCAGCTTGCCCCGTCCTCGGAGATCATCCCGAGCTTCACCCAGGGTGCGGTGGGGTCGACGTCGAGTGCAGTCGGTGCCGGAGTGCCCTCAGGCGCAGTGAAAATATCGCCGTAGGCGCCGACAATGGGTTGCGAATCGGTCATGATAGCCATTGACGTGGCTCCTTACTGTTGTGCGATTACGGCGTCGGATGCGTCAGGACTGTGACGCTCGCCGTGAAGCGCGGTCGGGCATGACCTGACGGGTCAGCCGAGTCCGGCTCGGGGTCGTACACATTGGACAGAAGCGTGACTTTGGTGACCACGCCCTCCGGATGTCCTCCCACTGCGCCGGTCATCGCCTTGATGCACGTGGCCATCAGCGACTGCGACATCTTGTGGCTGCCGCCATAGGAAGACAGGTCGATCTCCGCGGCCTCAAGCCAGTCGCGGTAGACGAATCCGCCACCCACCCGACTGAGCACGACCATCGGATAGGTGCGCTCATGCGGCTTGTCGGTGTAGACCCGGTCGTCCACGATGGCGACGACCTCGGCGACGGAGCGGAGATAGTTGGTGAGAAGGGCTTCCACGTCAACGCCGGTCATAGGCACGGCCCTCCCCCTTGAGCCGTAGGCCCAACGCGTCGGCCGCCTTACGCAACGGTGCGTGGCGTGGGATCGTGTAGTTGCCGTGCTCGATCCACAGCGCCTTGAAGTCCCGCGACCCGTAGGTGGCGTAGGCGCGTGAACCACGACCACGCTTGGCGTTGAGGTTGGCGATGTAGAAGCCGCGGTGAACCGGACCGAAGTTGATGGACAGCAACAGGCAGGCCATCGCGGCGTTGTACATCTGGTCTCTGAGCTTGTGGCCGAACTCCAGACGGGCAATGCCGACCCGATCGATACGGTTCTTCATGCCGTGCTCCGGCTGACCTGGATCTCCACGTGATGTGGACGGGAGTCGCCAAAGGTGCGGTAGACCGCGGGAGGCGCTGCCGCCTCGAACGAGGACCCGTAGACCTCCACCCGGACGAACCCGTCGATCACGCCGGCCATGCTGGCGTCGGTGTGAAGCAGGAAGTCGCCGATGTTGGCCCGGCCGTCCTCCAGTTGGAGTTGGGACACCGGCTGCATAAAGCACATCGCGGGAATCGGGCGGTCGGCGTAGATGATGTTGCCGTACTCGTCGACACCGTTGGGTTCGCGGAGATAGAACGTGCAAGGCGTATCGAGGTGACGCGCCAGCCAGGCGGGCGTGGGCATTCAGATCACCCACACATCGATGTCCCTGGCCCAATGGTTGTAGGCTTCCTCGTCACCGACGCCGCCCATCTTGATGCCGAGCATCCCCACGCCCGGTGCATCGTTGGCGTAGTCCTCACACGCGTCGGCCATCAGGCGATCGAGGAGTTCCATCTCCTGCCCGATCAGCGTGGTGGTACCGCCTTCGGTGTCGTAGCTGACCGAGGTGGAGCCCACCGACTCGCTTCTCACCCCGGCCGGAATGGACGACGCCTTGTACGTGTGCGCCACCGTCAGCGAGGTGAGGATCTCGGCGAACTTGGTTTCCACCGCTTCGGCGCAATCGCCCAGATACAACTGGATGATGTTGCTGACGTCGTCGAGGCGGGCCTGAACGGTGGGCTTCATGTCGTCGGGAACCGTGGTGCCGGTGCGGAGTTCGTAGTCGTCCACAGAGGCGTAGCTGGCCATACCTCACCCCCGTGAGTTGGTCTGGCTTAAGGCGATGGTTAAGGGCGCCGGCGCAATGCGACGTAGAGCGCCACACAGGACACGACGATGGCGACCACGGAAAGGGTCGTCGTGGTGATGGTCATGGCTTACCTCCTCGCATAACTCCGCTTATGGTGTAGTCAAGCGATCTGCTCGATCTTGAGGTCGTCGACCCGAAACGCGGTTCCGATAGGCGCTGTCGAGTCGGTGACGATTTGCAACGCCACCACAACCGGCTGCGGAAGCACCCACGAGTTGGTCTGGATCTGTTGCCACTGGCCGGTCGTAGCAAGAAGAACCTGAGCGCCCGACTCCGTGATGAGCCCGGTACCCCGGCGAAAAGCGCGGACGGAAATCTTGAGGTTGAGGCCCGCGGTCGCCTTAACCCAGGCAGACACACGGAACGTTCCTCGACCGAAGACCTGCTCCCCGTAACAGACGGCACCCTGTGCGTTGACGCCACTGTCCTTTGTGTAAAGCACACTCCAGCTTCCGCCGTGCGGATCGACCTGTTCACGGACACGAGGGCAGTTGAAGTAGTTTCCCCACCAGCGGGTGTTCAGGCTGTTGGCGCCCTTCTCGCAACCCGGATCCAAGTGAATCTGCTCACCCAGCCCGTACATGTGCGGCATCACGCGGATCACAGATACCCCCAGGCGCCGACCGTGCCGTACACCACGCCGTTGATAACGACAAGCTGCACGACGTCCACGGCTGCGGGCTGCACGGAGATGTATGGGTTCGGTCCACCTTGCGGCCACTTAAACGTGCCTGGCCACGTGATTCCCCGGTTACCCGTTGCGTCCTGCTGGATCATCAGGAAGAGGGTGCCCACGATCGGGCCAGTCGGCAGATTGTTGATTCCGTTAATGGAGATGCTGTTGGTCAGCCGGAACTTCTGCCAGCGCCCAGCCTTGTAGTCGAGCGTGAAGCCAGCGGCCTTATCGCCGAGGTCCACATACGACTCGACGTTGTCGACCGGCGCGGCACTCGGGTTGTAGACGAAGCGGATCCGGACGTAACCCGGCCCACCGTCGCCACCCTTGCCGGAGTTGAACCCGTTGAGGCTCGCGCCACCACCGCCACCACCAGCGCCGTACGACGTTGCGGTAGGGCTAGCTCCGGCCGCAGCCGCCTGAGTAACGGACGACCAGCCACCAGAGCAGCCAGCAGAGGGTGTCCCGCCACCGATACTGACTCCAGCGCCCGGCAACGCTCCGTCAACATTCCCAACGCCAGGACCAATGTTTGTCCATGGCCGCGCTGAACCGCCAGAACCGCCAGTCGAAGCCGCGTTCGCGGTAGTGATTCCGCCACCTGCGCCACCGCTACCCGGCTGATTGATCGCCCAGCCGCCCCCGTTACCGGCGCCACCTGTCGTACTGGCCGCACCGCCAGCCACACCCTGGAATCCGGACGAGTACGCCGCCCCTCCCGTACCGGCAGTAGCCGACCCACCATTCCCCGCAATGCTGTTGGGCGAAAGGATGCTCGAAGGGCCAGAGACTAGGCTGCTAATTCCACCCTGACCGCCTACCGCACCGTCAGTGTCGTCGGTAGTCCTAGCGGCACCGCCAGGGCCACCGGCGCCAACCGTCACGCTATAGGTGGCACCCCACGAGGCGGCAGGAATCCAGCAGTCGACGTATGCCGGACCGGATGCGCCTCCACCCCCTCCACATCGGATAGTGCCAGCGGCGCCACGACGTCCTGATCCGCCACCCGCTCCAGCAGCAATGGTCGTCACGTACCCGCCCGCGATACCAACCGGTGTGGGGACATTGTTCGTGGTGACCGTGTACGCGCGGACCTCTTCCCACTGGCCTCCGGGCGGACCCGGCACCGTGGAATCGGCACCCTGCGGGCCGGTCGCACCCGTGTCGCCTTTCGGCCCCTGCGGTCCCGGCACCGTGGAGGCTGGCCCGGTCGGACCGGTGTTGCCCGTGTCGCCTTTGGGTCCCTGCGGTCCGGCCGGCCCCACTGGCCCGGGAGGCCCCTCGTCGCCCGGGTTGACGCCGATGAACGCGGTCGGCTTGGCTGCAACGGTGACGTTGACGATGTGGTCGGTCATCGCGTCACCTCCGCGGTTACCTTGACCTTGCCGCCCGCGAGCGTGGTCACCTTGGAGGCGGCGTCGGTCACCTGGAGGTCCCAGACCGCGCTGGCCGGCAGAGCGGCCGTGACGTCACCGTCGAGGACCAGCTTGAACGTGGAGGAGTCCACGGCGGTGACGGTGAAGGTGGCCAGGACCACGGTGGCCGCCGCGTTGGCGCGGATCTCCGACTTGGCCGTGGTGCCGGTGAGGTCCACCGGAGTGCCGTCGGCGTTGGAGACCTTGACTGTCATCTCGAAGTCGTCCCCGGCATAGAGGGCGACGTCCACCTCCGCGGGGAGGGCACCAACTGTGACTGCCATAGCACCCTCCCTAGGGTGTCCTCTGTGGAGTTTTAGACTTCGCGCATCATGTTGATGAAGCTCTGATAGTTGGGCGCCGTCACCGTGGTCAGCAGTACGCCGCTGTTCTGGAACACGAACATCTCCACGTAGTCGCCGGCGTTGAGGTTGACCAGTAGCGACACGCACATGACGTGGGCACCGGTGGCGTTGGACCCGACGAATACCGCTGGACTCTGCGCGACGATCGAGCCGTTGACCCCCCAGTGCGCGGCCCGGTAGCCGTTACCGTCAAACGAGATGGCGATGGCGCCACCAAGTCGGTAGACGCCGGCGACGGGCGCGGTGAGTCTCGTCGGGGAGGCGGCGTCGAACATCGCGTCTGGATCGAAGTCTTCGGTGTCCCACTCGATCTTGGTGAACGTGTCACTGGGGAGATCCTGGGTAGCGCCAGCCTGACGCACCTGGACGTACTGACGTGTGACAGCGCCACCGCTACCGCTCCCGGGCGGGCCTTGTGGGCCGACGCGGAACAGGCCCAGATAGACCGGGCCGGTCGGAGGTGGCGATCCGTAGACCCACGACACCGGGATCTCGATGTAGCCCGTCTGCTGAACGATGGGGCCGGTCACGCTGTAGCCGATGCTGGCAGGCGCGGTCGTCCACTCCAACGACACCGCGTCCCCGGCGTCCAGGAAATACAGCGAGGTCTGCGCGCTCTGGCCGTCCGCGGTCACGAGGCTGGCCCGGATCGCGGTCGCCGACTGGGCGGTGGCGTTGTCCAGGCCCACGTTGCCGTCACCGGGTGGCGCGGTCGTGGAGGCGGACAGGGTGTAGGGCAGGAGGCTGGTTGAGCCACCCGCTGGCCCTGCGGGACCTTCAGGTCCGGGCGGACCGACCACGACCTCGACGATGTCAGCGACGACCGGACCGCCTGGCGCGGAGACCGTGATCTCGTTGTCGCTCATCTGGTCACGTCCTTCACCAGAGTCAGGGAACCGCCCGCGAGCGTGGTCACCAGGCCGGTCGGATCGGTTACCTGTACGTCCCAGACCCCGTTGCCGGTCAGCAGCAACGAATTGGCGTTGGTCAGGTGCAGCAGCAACGTGACGGCGTCCACGATGGTGACGTCGAACTCGGTCTTCGTCGGAGTCGAGCCGGACGATCGGATCTCGGCCTTGGCGGTGTACGTGGTGAGGTCGACCGGGGACGTGGTGTCGTCCACCGTTATCTTGAGAAAGAAGTCATCCCCCTGGTACACGCTCAGATTCACCTGGGTGGGAAGTCGGCCGACCGCGATGGCAGCTTGGCGTGTGGACATCGGTCACCTTCCCGGAACGTGTCTTATGTGGACATGGTGAAACCCCAGGGCTGGGGGAGAGAAAGGATGACCAGAAAGAGACCCCAGCCCTGGGGCGGTTCTAGGGTGGATTTACGGCCGCTTGCCTGCCACCCACGCGGTGGCGTTCCAGTTCGCAAAGCTGCCGTCGCCGAGGACCACGTACGAGCCGCTGGTCCACGCCGTGCCTGGCGTCGCGGTGATACCCGTCATCCCGGCGAGCGTGGCCGGAAGTTCGCCACCGGCTGGGGTGAACGTGCCCGGCGAACCCATCGTGGCGCCCGACGCTGCGACCGCGGTCTTGGGCTCCAGTACCGAGAACGGGAACGGGTTGGCCGTCTGAGTGCCCGGACGCCCCTTCGGCGCCATGACGGTGAAGCCGAGCCGGATCTTCAGGCGCAGGCCCAAAGCATCCTGCATGGGCAGGTTGATGTCGCCCACCACGGCCTGATCGAGTCGCTTGGCGGTCAGTCGCTGACGCATCAGGATGACGGCCATCTGCGCGTCCCCCATCACCGCGAGCGCCCTGGTCGGATCCCAGGTGCCGTTGGTGACGTAGTTGATGGGTACGCCATACATGGAGTCGGTCGGGCCACCGCCAGCCAGGTTGGTGACGTAGAGCGGCGTGCCGTTGGCGTCACGGAGTCCACGAAGGCTGGCCCGGATACCGCGGCTGGCGTAGGACTGGTTGACGTCGTAGCCGTCCGCCTCGGTGAGAGCCATCGTCTGGTTCCACGCTTCGGCCAGATCCTCGGTCGAGGTGACGGTGCCCCACTCGTATGAGTGGTTTGCCGCGATGGCGCGTCCCACGATGCCGCCCACCGGGAATGACGCCGGGAACGGTCCAGACGGTGCGGTGCCGAAGAAGCACGCCTGGTCGATGAGGCAGGCCACCGCCTCGGCGGCCTTGGACTGCACCTCGTTCCACAGGTTGATCTCGGCGTCGTCAAGCACGTTCTCCGGGATCACGACCACGGTGGCCGCCTCTTCGATGAGGACGTCCTTGGTGGTCCAACGCATTTCGGTGACGGGCTTGGTGGCGATGTCCACGTCGTCCGGTGGAGTCGCTGCCAGCCACTGCGCGGTCGGGAACGTGTCGGCCAGGCTGAACCGGGCTACCGACGTTCCGATAGGGATCTGACGGAAGGTTTGCAGGGCCACGGACTGCTGGGTGGCCATTTCGATGATTTCGGGGGACCTCTGCTCAATGATGAACGCGAGCGCGTCGTCCCTGCCGATGTACGGCGTTGCCATGGTGCTGGTTGCCTCTCAGGCGAAAGGCGAGGCTACTTCGGGCCGCGTAGCGCCCAGCGCAGAGTTTCCTCAAGTTGCTTGTCGCTCATGCCTGGCTTGAGAACCTGGTCGGCGGTCACGCGGCGTTGTCCCTCGCCGGTTGCGGTGCCCACGGGAGACCCGGTTGATCCGGCAAAGATCGGGTAGCGAGTGAGCAGGTCGGTGACCCTTTTCTCAATCGCGGCCCGGTCCGGCTTGCCGTCGTCGTCCACCTCAACGTCGTCGAGGTCGAGACTGCGTAGAGCCGGTTCTGTTGCCGTGACGCCGTTTTCGACCAGGACACTCAAGGCGGTGTTGGCCAGCACTGAGGCACGCCATTTCTTCTGGTACTCGGAAGCACCTTCGGTTCTGGCGGCAGCGATGGCCTTCTCCGCGTCTGACTGTCCGGCCGCCTTGATGGCTTCCAGTTCGGCCTGGGTGTCGCGTAGTTGCTTACGCCACGCCTTGGCTTCGTTGGAGAGTTCGGCGATACGGGAGTCCTTCGGGTCGGATGGCGCACTGGTCGGCACTGGTCCCGGCTGGGACTCAGGCTCGGGTGCGTTGCCCGCGTCGGCGGGCGTGCTCGGGTTGGTCATTGCATCCCTCGTGTTTCGTGGCGTGGACTCACGCCGTTACCGGTGGCCGGCTGGCCTTAGGCGTGGCGCTACTGCGCCTGGGTGTTGTCGTTGGCGGCTACCGCGGTCTGTGCGTCGGTAGGCGTGGCCAAAGGCGTTGGTGGTTCAGGTTGTTCGTCGAGGAGTTTCTGCCAGGAGGCGATCTCCTCGGGGTTGGCGCCCCAGCGCTGCCAGAGGGCGGCGTTCGGGACACCGAGGTTGCTCATCTTCAGCAGGGCGTCGACGAGTTCGCCTTCACTGCGGGCTTCCACGTCGTCCCACACCACGTTGAGACCGAGATCATTGGCGAGGCGCTTGTTGCCTACGGCCATGCCGCACAGTCGCAACATCTGCGAATAACCATCCCCATAGGACTGCTGGCGGGACTCGACCTTTCGGCTCAGCCCGTACTCGGTAGCGCGGACGGATTCGCCGGACGGGAACAGCCCCATGCCGGCCATAAAGTGGTGCGGGGGTGTTCTCGACTGGGTGGCCAGCGCCTGCACGTCGGCAGTGTTGGCCTTGATGTAGCCATCCAGTTCGGCGCCGTCAAGCTGGCCCACCCGAGCGTTCTCGTTCTCGATCGTCCAGAGCCGATCCACCGCGGCGTCAAACGGCTCCTTGGGCTTACCGGTCTTCGGGTCGGTAGGCACGTCAATGCCGGTGATCCATGCCCTCTGGAAACTCTGGAACCCTTGCGCCAGCATGCGATCGAAGTTGGTTTTTATGATCCTGTCTTGGATGGGAATGAGGCCTTCGATCTCGGACTTGTAACCGCCGATCAGGTCCGGCTCGGTGAGCATCCGCACGTACGGGACCACGCCCAGCTTGTTGCGGACCACCGGATCCACGTCGTCACGGAAACCCCACTTGACCTGGTCCAGGCTGGCGGTCACCGCATGCCTCGGAAGCGCCGTCTGGTCGATCATCAGTTGTTCGGTGACGTTGTCCTGGCTGACCAACCGGAACTGGTAGTCGGGCAAGGTCAGGTCGGCGTAGATGCAGTGACAGACGTTGTCCTGCCAGACCCGAAGGGCCGCCTCGGGGATATCCAACTCCGGGTTCCACCGCACATAGCAAGTCATCGGGGACTCGCCCAGAATCTTCGGCCTCTTCGGATCCGCGGTAGGCCACACCGAGACGTAGCACAGGCCGAACTTCAACGCGGCGGCGTGGATCTGAGGCGATAGCCCGTCCATGTTGTTGGCCTGCCACCAGGTCCACGCGGTCTTGTCCTGGACCGAGTTGGTGGTGGACGAGATGGAGCCCACCTTCAGTCGCTCGTTGACCACGTCCACGACCAGCCCGCACCAGTTGCTACGACTCATCTCCAGCAGTTCGCGGTACTTGGCGGTCAGCCTCTCCGGATCCCTGGGTAGGGGCGGGTCACCGCGGTAGTAAGCGTCGAGCAGTTGCCAGCGCGGGTAGAGCAACGCGAAGTCGGTACTCAACTCGGTGGCCAGGCCCAGCACCAGTCCGGCCCGGTTCGCCAGACCCTCGATCTCCTCGGGGTTCATGTTGGTGGTCAGCAAGTGATGGACAAGGATCTCGCCGGGGGGAGCGAACGCGGCGATCGTCATGGCTACCCCCCGGTGTTGAGTTGTTCCTTCTTCGCGTCGGCCGCGTCGAGGCAGATGTTGACGCACTTGACCACGAACTCGGCCAGGTCGCTGGTGTCCATCAGTCCGACGAAGTGGTCGTGGTCGGGATCTGGGCTGTCGCCTTCGATGTAGACCGTCCGACCGAGCTTGCGACCCACCCGCCAACGGTTCACTGCGTGGTTCCCCACGTCTCTAGCTGAGCCCGGATGTCGGCGAGCAGGCCTGCCACCTGTTCATCGCTGGCCTTGGTGGACGTGTTGAGCAATTCGGCGATCTGATCCAGCTTGGTGTTGATGGTCTTAAGCTGGCTGTCCACGCCCGGCGCGAAGGTGTTGGCCAGGTAGCCGGCCCGGTTGAGCGTGGTCCAGAGCGCACCCTTGCCGCTGTACGAACCGGAAGAAGCGATGTTGTAGTTCCACACCGCCTTGGCAACTTCATCTGCGGATGGCATACCGCCCCCCCAATCGTCGACTGACTCTCCACGGAGGACAGACAGAAGGTTGTCTTTGTTCTCGTAGGAGGCCGTCTTGTCGCGGTCCTCACTGATATGGATATGCCAGAGATGGCTCGAATCCGAGGTGCAGTAGGCGTTGTAGCGGATGTCATAGCCCTCGACGTAGTTGTCGTCGTCGGCCTGGCCGTAGAACTCCCTGAAGCCATCCAGCCGCGGATCGTTGGGATCGGTGGCCGAGGCGAACAACCGCTTGGTGTACTTGGCGATGGTCGAGTAGTCACCACGCTGAGCGTCCGGGAAGGTCCAGTCGATCGCGCCGGCCACCGTGGATGAACCACCTCCGTCTGGAGGCTTGTCGGTGACCGAGTAGTCGTAACTGGGCAGGTTGGCCCGGCAGTTGTGATATCCGGGCTTGTTTGCGAAGTCGCCTCCCCACTGGGATCCCGGCGACAGCTTCAGGAGTTCGTTCTTCAGGTAGGTGTACGCGTCGGTGATGTTGGCCATGGCTCACCCCCGTGGTGTCGCTGACCGGCCTAAGCGGCGTAGTGGTGTATAAGGGGCATATGACCCAAGAACAGACATGGACCTTCCCCGAGCGGCCAACCGCGCCTGGACCATGGCAAGACGAACCAGACAAGATCCAATGGATCGACCCGGCCACCGACCTGGACTGCCTCATCTCGCGCGGGCCATCAGGGGCACTATGTGGCTACGTCGGCGTTCCGCCCGGTCATCCCTGGCATGGCATGGACTACGACAGGATTGACGTCGACGTCCACGGTGGATTGACCTACGCCGACGCCTGCGATGAGGGCGGCCACATCTGCCACGTCCCCGCGCCGGGTCGACCCAAAGACGTATGGTGGCTGGGTTTTGACTGTGCCCACGCCTTCGATCTGTGTCCGCGCTACGAAGACCTCTACAAAGATCGGCCGTGGCTATCCCCCGTGTGCACCACGCCCCTTGGGGTCTATCGCGACGTGGCCTACGTCCGCGCCGAGGTCACTGGGCTGGCCCGCCAAGTCGCAGACGCATTAAGATGAACGAATGGCTAAAGAGATCGAGTGGCGCACGGCTTATGGCCTACATACCGACACCGGTGTTCAGATCGCGTTCCTGTCCAACGGCGTCGTGGCGATCCGAAGCGCTGAGCGACCGAACGACATCCTGTTCTTCCCTCGGGAACGGTGGAACGAGTTCATAGACGGCGCGATGAACGGTGAGTTCGACCTGCCTCAGAAGCCGTAGGCGCGACGCGTGGGTGGTTGCTGCTGACCACGAACCCGCCAAGCCCCTACCGCCAACGCCGTGGTGATGACCGCGTCGATACGGACCTGGGTGGGCAGACGTTCGGGCTTGACCGGCTTGAGCAAGTCGGAGTTGTCCAGGGCGCGTCGGACCTCCACGGAGTCGAAACAAAAGGTTGCGACAGGGTTGGCGTGGTGGTTCCATTCGTGCGCCACGGTGAGGTTCATCAACTCGCGCATGGGCAGCGTCATCCCGACGTAGGTGGGTTCGTTGGGGATGATCGGCACCCGCTTACCGAGCCGGCGTTCCAGTTCCTGCGCGACCATGATCCCGGACCACTTGTCGTAGACGACCTCGCGTACGCGGAACGGCTTGACGATGTCGGCGATCTGGGCGCACAGGTCGGTGTAGTCGATGACCGCGCCCGGCATGAGGCGCAGGAAGCCCTGTTTTACCCACTGGCTCGCCTTGTGCGAGGTGACCGTGTCCAGGGCGGGCAGAGCCTCCTCCGGTAGCCAGTGCCACCACATCGCATGTCCTACCGGGTCGTCACCCTGCGCTGGCGTGAACAGGCACAACGACGTGAGGTCCAGCTTGGCGCTCAGGTCCAGGCCACACCAGACATCGCGACCGTGGAGCAGCTTCAGGCCCCAGTCCGCGGTAGGCCAGATATCGCCCGTGCATTCGCGGTAGAGGTGCATCGGCATCCACCGCGTCGACTGCGACACCCACTGGTTGAGCCGGAACTGACGGAACGAGTTCTCCTTGGTCGGATCGTTCTTCGCCTCGGCCGCCTCGTCCCGTAGCGCCTGGATGGACAGGAAGTCGCCCAGGGCCGGGTTAGCGAAGGCCCAGTTGTCCTCGTCGAACGGGTCGGCCTCCATCGGGGTGTTGCGGATGAAGACGAACCGGTGGCGTGCCCGATCAGGGTCGTCGGCGACCTTGACCACCTCGGCGTGCTCGGAGGCGGCAAAGCTTGACGGGTCGTTGCCGGCTGTGGTAGCCGCCAGCATCAGCGGTTCCGCACGGGACCCGGCCGCCGTTCTCATCGTGGTCCAGAGCCGGTCGTCCGGCTGAGCGATCACCTCGTCGAACAGCACCGCATAGGGGTTCAAACCTAGATTTCCCAGGGCATCTCGGGCCAAAATGGCATAAAACGACCCCGTCTGGGTGTCCACGATGCGCCGGTCGTGGTTACGGACGCGTAGGCCTACCCGGTTGGCCAGCTTCGGCGAGAGTTGACACATCCGGCTGGCCACGTCCCAGATGATGCGGGCCTGGTCGCGATCCTTTGCGGCGCCATAGATTTCCGCGCCTTCCTCGCCATCAAACGCGAGCAGGTACAGGGCAAGGCCAGCCAGGACTTCTGACTTCCCGCACTTCCTCGCGACCTCTATCCAGCCGTTTCGATACCGTCGGACGTAGCGGTCCAGGTCGGCGTTGTAGTCGACGGTGCCCATGAGTGGGCCGATGATGTCGTTGCGCTGCCAGTCGGCCAGGATGAACGGCTTACGAGCCCACATGCCCTTGGTGTGGACCAGAACCGAGTCGAAGAACCCGCACACCCGCCTGGCCCGTGGAAGGCACAGATGCTCGCCGACCTCGTTACAGCTACCGAGCCACGGATGGGCGAAGCGTTCATGGGTGTGGGCATCGCAGGCGGGGATCACGAAGACCCCCTACGGCGTTATGGCTGCACCCGTGGGCGTGGTTCGTCGAAGAGGCCTTCTTTGCGTCCGGCCACGTAGCCGATGACCGCGCCGAGGATGACGTTGGTGGTGTCGTTGATCATCCGGACGGTCTCGTCGGTGTTCTGGTCCGGGTAGACGATCTCGATGACGGCGACAGTCACCGTGGCCATGAGGATGGTCACCACGACCACGAAGGCCAGCATCAGGATGACGATCTCACCCGTGGTCCGCTCGTAGAGGTAACCCTTGTTGGGCATGGCCGCCCCCTAAGCGGAGTACGGGTCAGCCATCTGGGCGGCCTCGGTGTCCGGCTTGGCGGTCGAGTAGCCGTGGATGGAGGACCGACCACGAGGGTTGAGCCCCAGCCCGGTGGCGATCAGGTGAGCCCTACCGACTAGGCGGTCGTACATCGGGATGAGCGGGTGGGCGTGCAGGATCCCGGTCTCCTCGTTACGGATCGTGGTCTTGGCCCCGAACAACTCCAACGCCAGCGCCTCGGCGTAGGACACCAGGGTGCAGTAGGCGGCGATCTCGTAGGTGTCTGCCGCGCTGAGCGAGTCCATGTCGCGTAGTTCGGCCACCACGGTGTTCCAGATAGCCCTGGCCGGCAACGACAGCGTAGGAGGCGCTACAGGCTCCCGACGGGCCGGTTTGGGCGAGGTCTTGACCAGTTCCCGCGGCTCGACGCCGTGAAGAAGTTTCAGTTCAGGACTGTGGCGGTGTTGCGGCATTGTTGGACTCCATCCCCATCCGGACCGCCTCGATCATGAACGCGGTGACCAGTTGCATCGCCTGAGCCTCGGTGAACCCGACATTGAGCCAGGACAGGTAAAGCTCGTGCATGTTGGTGGCACCCTCGGCCAGCGGGGTGATGAACTTGTCGGTCATGACTACCCCCCGAGCGTCGACGTGAAGGTCATCTGGTGCCAGCCACGGACGTCTTGCTTGTGCTGGACGCGGTAGCCGTTGGCCTGAGCCATCAGGGTGAACAATCGGACCTCGCTCGGAGGCGCAGCCCAGACCAGCCGATCGCGATTCTCCCTCAGCTTCTGCCAGAACATGCCGGCCACGAAGCCGCGGTGGAAGCCTTCCTCGTCATCGCCGAAGATGGTCGTCATTGCTGATCACCGGCCGTAGCCCAGATGACGGCGAGGAAGCCCAGGAACCCGATGAACACCCACTGGAGTACCTCGTTCATCGCTTCCGCCTCCTGTTCCGCTTATCCCCGGGCCACATGCCAGTCATGCGCTTATGCCTCAACGCGCAGTAGCCCTCTGGGTTGCGGACCTTGCCGCGGAGATGCCTGACGCACCGCGTGAAATCGCCCGGCGTGTTCCACTTGACCTTGACGCGACCGCCCTTACCCGTCTGCCAGTATGTGTTCAGGTTTGTCTTACGCCTGACAGCCATCTCCACCCCCCGACGTGGAAGATGAGAACCATGGACACCAACGTGACGAAGGCCTGTCGTCATGGTCAAACGTGACCGAAGCGCCGAGGTGAAGAAGTGCCCTCAGTGCGATGAACGGATAACGCCCGAACTCATCGCTGCCGCCGCGTCCGTGGGAATCAGCCGTAACAAGTCCACGCAGGAAATGGTGATGATTTACCTTCTCAACTATCACCATCTCGGTCACCAGGAGGTGGGTTGATCTGTCCACAGTGCTACGCCGACAACAGTGTTCAGGACAGCGTTGACAAGCCGAGGATCCCCAAGCCGGGCGACTTCAGTTTCTGCTCTAGCTGTGGTGCCTGCGCGCGGTTTGAGCAAGGCCCGTTCGGGCTCAATCTCCGGACCCTCACCGAGGATGAGCTAGCCGCGGTCAAGACGCATCCCTCATATCAAGCGTTCCAGGCGACGTTCGTCAGAGGCTGGACCTGGCAGGGCAACCTCCGGCGTTGGCGGGAATTCTTCAAGAAGGGGAAGTCGTGAGGGGGTTCATCGTCGCGATGCTGGAGAAGCTGTGTTGCCTTGCTGGACAAGGTACCGCGGTATACCGAGGGTCGATGGTGGCGTTACGGGGATTGGGGTTGCACGATGGGGCTGTCCAAGCTGTCCGCTCATCTTGAGCAGCGCTGGGAGACGGGATACTGGAAGTCGTGATCAGCACGTGGTGTCCGCGGTGTTCGCTCGATGAGGTCATCGGCGTGGCGAAGCCAGAGGTGTACGCCGGCACGTTGTTCTGGATGTGCGCCAACCCCAACTGTCACTACGCCTGGCCTCGGCGGTTTCCCGCCCAACCCCACTATCGCAAGCTGGCCAAGCGGTTCGCCGAACAGCACAACCGGGCCTTTGGATTCGAGAGATGACCCGCGATCAAGTCTTCCGCCACCATAAGGAATGTCACCGCGGTCACGACTTCGACGACTGCCGCAAGTGTGGACGGGATCAAGCGATCTGCCACAGCAAGCGAATTTATGCCGCGTACGCAGACGCCGACGAAGTCGCTCAAGCCATCAACGAGAAGGAACGCTATGCCGCCCCGGTGGTTCGTTACCGCTGCCGATGGTGTGACAACTGGCATCTGACGTCAAAGCTGAATACCTACCGCCGCGGTCGAGTGAAGCGCGCCTACCGCAAATGGCGTATCCGACAAGAGTTAGAACTACGGGCGATCAGCGTGGAGGAGAACCAGCCATGAGGGGCACGCGTGAAGAGATCGACTTCGACGACCGGAGAGGTTGGCGAGCGCCGGACAGTTTCGGGGTAGCCGTCTTCAAGGAGCACGACGACGAGTTGCCAGCCTTACTGGTGTTGCGGATGGAGACCACCGACGCGAACAGCCACGACGGCACCATCGAGACCGTCACCCTGGTGTTGGACACCGAACGGGCGTGTGGCCTGCTGGTCCAGCTTGAGCACGCGCTGGGACGGGCCGAGGTGCCGACAGAGGTGACGATGGCGTACATGAACACCGGGATGACCCGACTGACCGAGCAGGCGCTATGACGACTGACCCTCGACGCCCAGGTGGCGGTATCGCCGGCCCAGGTGGACCCTTCGACCGCAACTCCGTGGTGATCGACCCCAGAGACGCTGTCTTGCTGAGCGAGTGTGAGGTCAGCTTGGTTGAGGGCGTCAGCTTCAAGAACGGCTCGACGGGTCCCGTGGTGGCGATGTCGTTGTCCGGTCGCATCAACAAGACCACGGAGAACGCGAGCATCCTGTTCCTCTTCGGTCTCGACGGCGCGGGCGACATCATGGCCCAGTTGTTCGGGCTGGCAGCGAGAGCGGGACCGGAGATCGCCGACCAGCTAGAGGCGGAGTTCAAGAGGGCGTTCGATGAGCAACCGGGGTTCGACGATGACTAGGGCGGCCGAGCGCGGTGAACCGAAGACCATCTACGTCAAGCACGTCCACCTACCGCTCTGGGACCGCGCCGGCGACATCGCCGAGGCGGAAGGGCGGTCCATGTCCGGGATCATCGCCCTGGCCCTGATCGACTGGCTCAGCAAGTACGACGGGAACGACCATGAACAACCCATGTCCGCACTGCGGCCTGGCTGACGGTTTCCACGACGAGAAGGTTCACGGCCGGATTACCACGCCACCCGAGGCGCTGAGGAAGAGGCATTGGCAGGTTCCGGAGGATCCACCCGACCTGACCGACAACCAGAAGGCCCGCCTCAATCACCTGCTCCGAAAGGTCCAGCCCTGATGGGCAAGCAAACGCCTGAGGGGATGACGATGATCTCGGCGTACATCCCGACCACGTACCACGAGGCGCTCAAGGTCGTCCGCAAAGAGAAGTTGCGCACCCAGTCCGAGGTGATCCGATCCCTACTGTGCCTCTATCTGTACGGCCTGGCCGAGGACAACCCGAGGATCCGTCAGGCGCTCAGGGGCACAGGTCCACCTGGATGATCTCGGCGAACTTGGTCGCGCCACCGTGGCCGTGGACCTTGATCGCGCTGGCCAAACCTGACCACACCACGGTGGAGGCATCCTCACCACGCCAATGCACGACCGTGGTTCCATCGTCGAACTCCACGACGTCGGCGACATGGCCCGTCCCACTGAAACCGGTGACGTCATTGACGCGTTCCATGCGATAGACTTTCACGTATGCCCCCCGGAATCCCTTGGTACGTAACGGATGTAGCGAGGGGTAGCGTGAATCGCATTCATGTGTCAGCCTGGCCGAAGGCCCACTCCTGGCAGAGTCACCCATGGGCCGGCAGATGGGGTGTCGTCGACCTAGAACTCCGGCACCCCATCGCTACCCACCTCTAGACATGAGCGCGGTTCACGCGGACACTGGATCTGGTCGGAGCGTCATCCAATCCCATCGATCGCAATTCATTGCAGGGGAATCAGCGCCAGCGGCCTGGTTCTAGCGATTGAGGACTGGCGCTCCGGCCCTTTGTCCACTCAGGACAGTGTGTACGTACACTATACGCACGGGTGAGGGTGTACGTACAACCGAAAGCGGCCAAGATCCGCCGCGGGATTTGCGG